GGTGATTATCCGAATAAACCATCAAAGGCAGGATATCCAAATGAACCACCACCTAAAATGGTGAATGGATATCATCCAGAATATGGTAAGAGGTCTAGTTATTATAATCGACTTGATCCACAAAGTGCCAAGTCTATGCCTACTACAGGAGATCCTGAAATTGATGCAAAAGTTGCTTCGCAGAAAACTTCATCTTTAAAACCTGTAAGATCAGTGAAGGATAAAAGGTAGGGCTTGACGCCCCCTTTCTTGTCTGTTATTATTGCTAAATAAACAAAACGCTTCATCAAAGAGCTCTATGCCTCTAAGATGAACAATTATTCGAAGAAAAACCATGTTAGAGACAAAAGTCTACAAAGAATTTTGTGACGATGTAAAAAAAGTAATATTTGATTCTGAAAAATTTCAGAATAGTAAAATTAAATTATTCGTTAAGCAAATGTCTATTGGAAAGTCTTTCTTCATGGGAAGAAAACTTCCATCGATGCTTAAAAAAGCATTCCCAGAATTGGGATTCATTATTAGAATATCTCCTACAACAGAGGTTGCAGAAGATGATTTTTTAGAGGCAATTGAATATATTAAAACTTCTGAGGGATTTGGAAAAAACGCAGTCAAATATAGACCTAAAAAAATTGTTGGTAGAACGAGTTTAAATCTTGCAGAAGATCTACCTGATTTTTTGGATAGTGGAAATGTATATGTATTTTCTCTTACTCATGCAAGATTTGCTTTAGAATTTGAAACTTTTTTGAAACATGCTGATAGAAGTGTGTTGGTGATTGAAGAAGCACACCAGTGTGTTGCTGTTGGAGATCCTGGTAGTGAAAAGTATGGAAAGGTTACTGGTTATAAATCGCCGTATGAAGCAAAGATTGCTGAAAGATTAATTAAATGGTCTAAAATAAATGGCAGAATTATGGCATTTACTGCTACTGCCACAAGACATCATAATGCATCAAAACCTGAAGTTGGATTTGATGTTGAAGGTACATCTGAAAAATTTAGAGATCTTTTTGATCCTTGCAATAAACTTGCTCCTCTAAAAGATTTGCTTGAAACTCAAGCATGGATAGATAAGATTACTTCATATGATTTTGTCATGGGAGGCAAAAACGGAACTAAACACGGTGCTCAAGACTCGGTGAAAGAAAGTGTTTATTCTGCAATTGACTCATTATTTAAACGTGAAAAAAAATTAAAAAAATTAAAACAAAAAGACCCTAATATTGAAACAAAACTTACTGGACTATTCATGTGTGGTCAGGGTAAAGGTGTTTGGGGATGTCCTATCCATGCAAATAAACATTATGATGAAGGTATGGTTGAAATTATTTCAGATTATCTTTTATCTTTAGGATTTTCTGAAAATATTAAAATGATTGCTACTTTACAAGAAGATGGAAGTGGTGGTAATAGGATATGGGATTTAAGTGGTTCTGCTCCCGACACTAAAGTTTCCTTTGAGGAGATTAGAGAAAAAATGTTAGATCCTGATGATCCTTTAAGATATCTAATAGTCATTAACAGAGCAAGATCTGGAATTAGTATTATGAATCTTGGTGCGATGGTAGTTGGTGTTGTTAGAGACCCTCAGGTCTCCAGGACTTATATTCCTCTTCAAATTTTTGGTAGAATGTTGAGGGGAAATCCAGGAACAGGAACTAGGTTTACTAAAAAATATTACAACAATCATTACTATTATCTGGAGAATTATTCAAAAGATAGTGGAGTTGATATCAATACAATAATTGAAACATATAAATTATCAAATAAATTTGATATTTGGTATCCAGTTGACACTGATAGAAAAACACTTGACGTTTGGGGCGATGCTATTAATGATTTAAAAAAAGATTATTGTAATGATCTTGCGAAAGGACTTAAGTGGTTATATGATGAAATGGGAATAAAACCAGACTTAGAAACATCTAACTTTATTTCTAATTACAAATCAGTTTCTATTATTGAGGAATTACTTTGTCCACACTGCGGTGAAGACATTGCACCATTTATACGAAATAAAATGGGCGATGGGACATTATTACCATTCTTTGAGTAAAACCGAATAAAAAGATACGGGGTTCTACACCCCGTTTTTTATGTCTTGTGCTAATATATACTTATGGATGCCTTCGGGGTCCACACAATCAAATCTCGCTTTTCAAGGAGAAGTACAATGACAAGCTTAATGAAGTATAACGCCGCTAATTTAAATCAGTTTCTAGACCTTATAAATAGAAACAGCATCGGTATGGAAGATTACTTCGATCGTATCACGACGCTGCATGAGACGACGAGTAATTATCCTCCATACAATCTAGTCACGGTTAGTAACGTAGAATCGAGACTGGAACTAGCATTAGCAGGTTTTAAAAAGAAAGAAGTTTATGTCTACACACAAGACGGTAAACTCTTTGTCGAAGGACAAAAAGAAGACAAAGAGACCGGAACAGAATACGTCCATAGAGGAGTGGCTCAGAGATCTTTCACCAGATCTTGGACCCTCTCAGATGAAACGGAAGTTAGATCAGTTGTATTTGAGGATGGGTTACTGAGCATCACACTCGGTAAAATTGTCCCAGATCACCATCAAAGGAAGGATTATCTCTAAATCCTAATTAATTTCTGCTGCCATTTATACAGAAATGTATCATAGTGATACAATATAATATAGATAGTTATGTACTAAGGAGGACGACTTATGAACTTCACAGCCGCCACTCTTACAATTGGGACCGTAATGACTCTTTTTTTCAACGGTCTCCTTGGGAGCGCATTTCCCTAATGGACCCCCTACAGCAGAAATCTTTCTAACAACTCCATAAATAAAACTGAATATCGTCGCCGCAGGGGAACGACTGGCAAAATCCAGTTGACTTCCCCTTTTTTTATTGTTATAATTAGATGAGGTAAATTTTAAAAATGTCGATTAAACTTGCAGTATTAAAATCTGGTGAGGACATCATTGCCGACGTAAAGGAAATTATGTCCGAAGATAATGTAGTTGGGTATCTATTACATAAACCACATTCTGTTTTGTGTGAAGAACCGATGTTTGTTGAGGAAGAAGATGATCAACAGGGTCATGTTCAAATACGTCTTAGACCTTGGTTGATTTTGTCTAAAGATGATAAAGTTCCTGTTCGACCAGACTGGTTAGTTACGATTGTAGAACCGGTCGATATGTTAAAAGAAATGTATGAGGAAAAAGTAAATGGACAAACTGATCAAACTGATTCTACTGACGAATAGTGAAAGGTTGATTAGTGAGATTGTAGAAATTGGTGCCGATATTGGTGAACCAGATTGCAAACTTATTAATCCTATGGAAATCTGGGAGGGAAATAATCTCTGCTCTTGGATGATGGATCATACTAATCAAACGGAGTTTATGATCAGTTCTGATAAAATCATTACTCTTGCTGATCCAAACTCTGAACTTTTGGAAAAATATATTAGTCTTACTAATGAAAGTTCTTAGTATTGATTTGGACTACATCATGGGTCCAGTCATTGAACTTTATAATGAACTAAGGTTTGATGATAATCCGGTAAAAAGATGGGAAGACTTTTTTAGTGAAACTGATTTCAATGAAAGTCATTTTCGTATTGATCAATCTAATTTGCTTTTTTGCTACAATACTTTTCTGAAGGCACTTCGTAATTGTGATAGTGTCTCTTTCGGGTATGAGCATGATTCTATTTTGTTTAGTATTGCTGATTATGAGAACATTGATCTAATTAATATAGATCACCATGATGATGTTTTTGGTGGAGACTATACTGGAGAAATGCCTGATGAAGATGCTTATAAGTTAGAATTTTATGAACTATTAAAATATGATAGAGTTCATGAGGGAAACTGGGGTGCCTGGTTGGGTGGTAAAGGGAAATTAAATTCTTTTACTTGGATTGGCAATAGTAATAGTGGAAACAAGGTTCGCAATCAGTTTAATGATGAAGTTGTTCCTAACTATAGAAACGTAGAGAAAGAAGATTATACATTTGATAATTATAATTTTGATCACATCTTCGTGTGTATGTCACCCCAGTATATTCC